CGATAATGAGGGCGGCTTCCTCGTGCCTGAGGATTTCCGCGCGAACGTCATCCACAATCCCGGCGTCCCCGGTGGTCTGCACCGCCCGTACTGCACCGTCGTCACGACTGGTCTGAAAGACGGCTACTTCCCGACCTTCGGCTCGATGACGTGGGCGGCGATTGCGGAGGAAAGCAGCTACGGCGACAACACGCCAACCGTTGGCCAGGTTTCGTTCACCGTTCGCAAGAGCGGCGGCACGGTGAAGGTTTCCGCCGAGCTGCTGGAGGACTCGCAGGCCAACCTTCCGGCTCTGCTTGCGCAGATCGCATCCGAGGCTGCTGGCCGCTACGAGGACCAGCAGATCATCGAGGGCGACGGCACGACCGAGCCTGAGGGCATCCGCACCTCGGCGACTGATGGCCCGGATACCGCGGCGAACAACGCCGTGACCGTTGCGGACTTCCTGGCGTGGTACTTCGACCTGCCGGCGCAGTTCCGCACCAACGCTGCAATCTCGACCTCGTCGAGCTTCCTCGGCTACCTGGCCGGCGTTGGCACGACGGCGGCTGGTGTCCACCTGCTCTCGTCGCTGCGCGAGAACCCGGAAGGCCCGATCGCGGGCAAGCCGGTTGTCGCGTTTGACGGCACTGGTTGGGACAACGGCGCGGCGATTGGCGCGAGCGAGGAGCTCGGCTGCATCGGCGACTGGCGCAACTACTACCTGATCGACCGCGTGGGCATGAGCCTCACCCGTGATGACTCGGTTTACCGTGCCAACGACCAGGTCGGCTTCTTCATGCGCAAGCGTGGTGACGGTCGCGTCGGCCTGGCGGACGCTTTCCGCATCTTCAAGGTCAAGGCGTAACTAACAGCGCGCCGGTCGGCTGGTAACACAGCCGATCGGCGCTCAGACAGGAGTTTGAGATGCCGATGTTCCGGCAGGGCAGCGTTGGGGCGACCCCGTTTGCTGCCATCCCGCCTCTGGCTGCTGCGCGCGCTGGTACGGTCAACCCGGCTGGCGGGCTGTCCAACGCCATTGACGGCACCAACTACAAGAGCGGCACGCTGGTTGTGTACGCTGGCAACGTCACCGCTAGCACCGGCGCCATCACGGCTAAGGTGCAGGCGTCCGCCACGTCTGGCGGCTCGTATGCCGACATTAGCGGCGCGGCTGTTGCCGGCTTTGGTCCGTCGGACGACAACACCGTGCAGTACGTCGACTTTGACTTCCCGGATGGCAAGCCGTTTGTGAAGGTTGTGCTGACCGCTGTCGAGGCTACGGACGTGAGCTCGGCGATGGTCATTTTGCACGGAGACATGCGCGTCTAATGCCGAAGTACCTCTGCACCATCTCTCGGCGCATCGCTGACAACAGCTACCAGGCCGGCCTCGAGTACGAGCTGGCCGCTGATGTGGTGCAGCGGTACGCCGGTTATTTCAAGGCTATTTCTGGCGGCTCTCAGGCTCCGATTATGGCGTCGGAGTATGACAAGCCGGCCGAGACTGCCGATGCGCCTGATGAGGGCGCAGAATCGGCTCCTAAGCGGCGAGGACGCCGATTCTAATGCCGGGCGTGAGCGACCCCTCCCCGCTCCGCCTCCGCGACCTGCTGGCCGGGGTCTGCCTTCGACTCCGGCCAGCAGCGCCGCACCGGCGTAAGCCGTGGGCAATCAGAAACGTGAGGGACGAGGACAAAATGCTGACAGCTGAGGTGACGAAGTGAGCGCGTTCCACGTCTATCACAGCTACGCAGACCTAGACCAGTTCCGCGCGTATCTGGCCGGTTCTAACTACTCGTCCGGCTGGTCGGCGGACGAGGCGACGCTGCTTAACCTGCTTGAACACGCCTCGCGCATGATTGACGACTACGTGGGTTCCGACGGCACATTTGGGCCGACCGTCGAGACGAGGCTATACGACCTCGGCTCCGGCGATTTGCGCTATGACCCGCGCTCATACGAGCGCGCTGTCGGCATCGCAACGTCAGAATACCGAACGTCGGTTGTCCCGCTCGACCGATGGCTCATTTCTGCAACGACGGTCACGGCGTACGCTGACTCGGCGCGCACGACGAGCCAGACGCTCACCGCTGGCCTAGCGAACGACTACATCCTTGAGCCGTACAACAATATCCCGAAGTACCGTCTGAAGCTCACCGAGAACACGACTAAGGCGCTTGGCTCAGGTCAGCAGGTGCTCTCGATCGCCGGGACGTGGGGCTGGGAGGATTTGTCGCACAGCAACGGCACGCTCGACGGCGCCATCAACTCGACGACGGCGACGAGCGTGGTGGTCTCAATCGCGGGGACGCTCGCGGTCGGCGTGACCATCAAGGTCGACGATGAGCAGATGTATATCACGGCACTCACGCCGAACAACAAGACACTGACCGTCATCCGTGGCGTGAACGGCACTACTGCTGCGACGCATCTTACGGCGACCACCATCTACCACATCGAATATCCAAACGATGTGCGCGTCGCGTGCATGGAAATCGCGCGCGTTCATTACCGCGAGCGCGACATGGGCATCGTGGAAAGCATCGGCACAACCGAGCAGAGCGTGACCAGCAAGGGCGCACGCGAGATTGCCGATTCGCTGTCAATGCTCAATCACTACCAGACATGGCGGCACGCCGGTGGGCTGGTGTTCTGATGATCTCTTACGGGTTCAAAATTGATGCAAAAGGGAATCTGATCGAGCCGATCATCAAGGGCGACACAAGGCTACTTGATAATCCGATTAGGGCTGGCGTGTTCGATGTGGCGGTCGAGATTGTTGGTGACGTGCATGATCAGCTAGAACCTGGTCACGGTTGGCTTACCGGCAGGCTGCGCGGCAGCATCGGCGCTCGCCAGTTCTCAGACTTCGGTTTCGAGGTCAAATCAGGGGCGCTCACCGGCGAGCCGGTCGAGTATGCCTACTGGGTGGAAACTGGTAAGCGCCGCGGGGTCCAGACGCGGTTCCCCGGCTACCACATGTTCGAGACGTCGTGGCGCAAGTGGCAGGCTAACCGCCGGCGCATCAATCACATCATGGGGCGAGCTCTCGTGAGGGCGCTATCGTGAGCCGCGCAGGTGTCATCACCGCAATCGAGACCGCGCTCGGCACGGTCACGGCGCCAGCGTTCACGATGACATACATTGGCGAGCCGTTGTCAGTACCGACGACGCCGATGGTGGCGTTCTGGCTGTCGCAGCACCGCGAGGACTTCACCACGCTCGGAGACTCGTCCACGGTTGCGGAGTTCACCATCCGCGCGTATTGGCGGATGCAGGCGTCTCCGAACATGCGCGAGACCATCGAGGCCGAAATGTGGGATGCGGTGGTCGGCATCAAGACCGCGCTCCGCGCTGATTCGGCGCTTGGTGGGAACGCTACGGACTCGCGGCCTGGCGACGCATCGTTCGGATACATCGAGATCGGTGGCAACGTATTCCGCATCGCCACCATCCCATTTGAGGTCAACATCTACGGCGAAAGCCCGATCACGCCGTAAGGAGTAAGACATGGCGAAGCAGAGCGGTCTCGGCGTTCGGCTGTATGCCGCAGGGTATGACCTGAGCGGCGATGCCAACGCGCTCAACAACATGGGATATTCGCAGGCCATGCTTGACGTGACGAGCCTGCAGGACTCGGCGATGTCTCGCATCGCCGGATTGTCGGACGGAACGCTATCAGTCAATGGCTGGTTCGAGGCGACCAGCGACCACGCCGTTTGGACGAGCAACAGTGGCAAGCTGCCGAGCGCCGAACAGGTGGTCGTCGTCGGGTTTGGCACCGCACTTGGCGACGCCTGCATCGGGATGAACGCGAAGCAGGCCAGCTACAACGTAACGCGCGCTCCCGGCGCTGCGATTGCCACGGTTGCCGAGTACCAAAGCACGGCAGGCCAGCAGCTCGATTTCGGCGTGCTGCTCACGACCGGGCCAAAGCAGACCGATGCAAGTGCTACGGATTCGACCAGCGTCGACCAGGGCGCCGGCACGAGCGCCGGCGCGGTCGGCTACATCGAGGCCATGTCGATCGGCTCCGGCTCGGCGACGGTCAAGATTCAAAGCTCGACCAATAACACGGTCTGGTCCGACCTCATCACGTTCACCGCTGTTACGGCGCAGACCTCGGAACGCTTGGCAGTCACCGGCACCGTCAACCGATACGTCCGCGTCATCACCAGCGGCACGTTCACCAACCTTGTGTTTGTCGTCGGGTTCGCCCGGCTCTAGTTAGGAGATATCGATGGCAAAGCAGAGCGGTCTCGGCGATTACTTCGCGGTGGACAACAGCGCCGGCTCGCTGAAGGACATCTCGAACGACGTGACCAACATCACGGTCAACGTCGGGCAGAACATGATCGACATTACCGGACTGGACAAGAGCGCGATGGAGCGGCTGATCGGTCTCTCAGACGGTTCGTTCCAGGTCAACGGCGTGTTTAACGCTTCGGCGAATCAGGCGCACAGCGTGTTCTCAACGCGGACTGGTACGCGCACCGTGACTTACGCTATTGGTGGTAACACCGCCGGGAACCCGGTGCTCTCGATGGAGTGCCTGATCGACAGCTACAACCTGAATCGTGGTAACGATGGCTCCGTAATTTTCACGGCTGGCCTGCAGCTTCAGAGCGGCACCGTCCCGACGTGGGGCACCGTCTAAGTTCTAAGAGGAGGGGGAGGGGGCATGGCATACAGGATTGACCGGCGAATCGCTGTTCTCGCGTTTGAGGACGGCGAGCTGGATGGAATCGAGGTCCGCTGCCGGCTGGATATCAAGCTCAAGGCTCTATTCGATATCCAGTCGGCGGCGGATTCCGGCGACATTCTCGGTGCAATGGTGATGTTCGCTGAACAGGCGCTCGTTTCCTGGAACATCGAGGACGAGGACGGGTCTGAGATTCCTGCAACGGTTGATGGGATGCACACGCTACCGATCGGCGTCTGCTCAAAAATCCTGACGGCATGGGTAAAGGCTGTATCGACGACCCCTTTAGTGTGATGACTGATATCGCGAAATATCGTCACGTCGGAGGCGTCGAGGACAGCATTGGCAACGTGGTTGGTATGCCGATCGAGCTGAATCATGCGCTTATGATTGACGGGCTCGCGAGACGGTATGGGGTGCTCCCGTCCGCTGTTTTGAACGAAGATGCAAGCATCATTCAGATGATTGAGATGGTCGAGGAGTTCCGCCGTGGCGAATGAAGTTCGCATTACCGTCACCGCAGACGCCGGCCAGGCTAATCAGGAAATTGGCGGGCTCAAGAGCGCGCTCGGTGGGATTGCCACGGTTGCAGCCGGCATCCAGCTATCAAACGTGTTTTCATCTGCTGCAGACAGCGTGCGCGGGTTCGTCAGCGAGTCCATCAACCAGGCGTCGGCTCTCAACGAGAGCATCAACGCCGTCAACGTAGTGTTCGGTTTGTCGGCTGAAATTATCCAGAAGTGGGGCGAGACAACCGCCACTTCATACGGCTTGTCGCGTAACGAGTTCAACAAGATGGCGACGCCGATGGGTTCCATGCTCAAGAACATGGGCTATTCCCTGGATGAAACGGCTAACCTTACGATAGCCTTTACTAAGCGCGCTTCTGATATGGCATCGGTATTTGATACCGATGTAAAGAATGCACTTAGCGCTATTCAAGCCGGTCTACGCGGTGAAATCGACCCGCTAGAGCAGTTTGGCGTGAGCTTGTCTGCAACGAGGATCGAAGCTCGTGCGCTTGCTGATACTGGGAAGACTGTCGCGTCAAGCCTGACTGACCAGGAAAAGGCAGCGGCGCGCGTCGCGCTTATCTTCGACCAGACAGCTCAGGTCGAAGGCGACTTCATCAATACGTCAGATCAGCTTGCTAACAGCCAGCGAAAAGCAGACGCAGAGCTTAAGACGCTGCAGGCCAGCATGGGCGAAAAGATGTTGCCGGTTGTCTTGGAGCTGACAAAGGCGAAGATGAAGCTCGTCGAGGCGATTGGGGTTCTTATCCCGGCCGTTGACTTCCTCGCTCGCAATATGGACGTTATTGCTCCGATTATTGCCGGTATCGGGGCTGCAATCGGGACGATACTACTCCCAAAAATGGTACTCGCGACGGCGGCAATCTGGGCCCAAGTCGCTGCACTTACCGCTCAGGCAATCGCGTTTGCAGCCGCTAATCCGTGGATGGCTGCCGCTGCTATTGTTGCAGGTGTTGCAACCGCTGCTTATCTCAAACACGCGCTCGCATCAACCGATGTGAGCAATAAGACAAAAGATGTAGCGAATGCGTCTGAAGATGCTTCAACTTCTCTCGGGAAAATGAGTGCTGCAACTAAGCAAGCAACTCAAGACTTTGGCGCGATGACATTCGCGCAGCTCGAAAATTACGTCGCAACTGAGCTACTCAAAAACTCACACGAGCCTGCTTGGGTTGATAGCTTCACGGCTGCTCTAAAGGCAAAGTATGAAGTTGAGAAGAAGCTCAAAGACATTACCGATGAGTTGCACGAATCCATCACCGGCGAGAAGGCCGCACAGGACGCCCAGCGCGCGTCTCAGGAGGCTTCTAATCAGGCGAAGCGCGCAGCGGCTGATGCCGAGCAGAATCAAATCAGGCTCACGCGCGAGCTCAATTACCTAATCGACCAGCAGCGCGCGAAACTGCAAAGCACGACCGAGCAGATGTACGACTACGGCAAGAGCATCCGCCAGGCCAGCGTCGGGACATTCCAGCAGCTCACCGGCGCCGGTCTTGGTGGTAAAGCTGCATTTGATATCTCTGGCCAGATCGCTAGTTCTGAATTGGCAGCGGCTCAAGCTCGATTGGCTCAAGCGTTTACTGCCGGACAGGGTCCGTTTGCCGGACTCGATCCTGGTGCGGCGATGGCTGCTTTTAATAAGCTCAATCAAGCTCTGAATCAAGGCGCAGCCGGACAAGCCGGCGCTCCGCTTGATGTGCTTCTCGGTCTTGCCGATAAGATGGGGAATCCGCTACCAGGAGTGACGATTACCAATAACATCACCGTAGACGGCGTTATCACAGACCCGGCTGCTACTGGTAGGGCTGTCGCTGATGCTATCAATGCTGCCGCGAATCAAGGCGGTGCTGTAATCAGCGCAGGAGCCGTGCAGTAATGCCACAGGTCGCGCTCCCGACGTTCGCGGTGCAGATTCGGTTCGCCGAAGGCGCCGACCTATCAGGCTGGACGCTTGGATATGGCGGTCTCGGGGCCATCACGCTTGGCGAGCCTGACACGGCTGAACTGTACGAGGACGTGATCGCAGACGTTCGTAGTATGAACGTTGGATATGGCAAAAGCCGAGAGCTAGAAACGTACCGGCCGGCTACCGCATCGGTGGTTCTGGACAATACGACCAGGGCATACGACCCGACCAACCTGAGCGGTCCGCACGTTTCCGGCGGCGTGACGCAAGTCAAACCCGGTCGCCGCATCCGCATCAAGGCGACGCATCCGACCACGGCTGTCCAATACGACGTATTTACCGGGACGATTCGCTCGTGGGGGTTCGCCTACCGAGACAATGCGGACGCCATCGCGACGGTCAGCGCGACCGACCTGATGGCTGACCTCGCCGGCGCCGCGGTGACGACGACGACCACGGCTGGATTGTCAAACGTGGCAGCGCAGAACATCCTCGACGCTGTTGGTATCGCGCGCGCCAACGTCCAGACCGGGCAATCTACGCTTCAGTCAACGGCGTTCACGAACACGAACGCGCTGTCTGCGCTCCAGCTCGTTGAGTCATCGGAGCAAGGCGCGCTGTACGGCACGCCAGACGGATACCTGCACTTCGACGACCGGCACGCCATCCTCGACGAAACTAGATCGAACACGTCACAAGCAACATTCGGCGCTGGCAATCTCACGCTGACCGACATTGAGATTGAGTACGAATCTGACCTAATCAAGAACGCGGTCAGCATTACGCGCTCCGGTGGCACCGCGCAGACCGCGTCGGATACCACGTCAATCAGCGCATACGGTCGGCACAGCTACTCGCTGACAAACCTGATGAACAGTACCGACAGCGAAGTAGATAGCATGGCCGACTACATCCTCGCGCAGTTCAAGGAGCCTGAACTCCGCATCCGGTCGGTCACGTTTGCTCCGCAAGCGCACGCCGACCTGATGACGCAGGCGCTATCGCGGCAACTGCGCGACCGCATCACGGTGCAGTACGCTCCGCCTGGCGGTGGGTCTGCCATCTCGCAGGAGCTGTTTATCGCCGGAATCACGCATAGCGTGGTCGCTGGTAATATGAAAACGAAGTTCGTGCTGGAAAGTACGACAGGTCGCAGCGGGTTCTGGTTGCTTGGTACAGGTGCACTCGGCACCACGACGACGCTCGGATTCTAGGAGACAGATATGGCCTGGACTTCACCATCTGACAAGACGACCGGGGACGTTGTAACCGCTGCCATTTGGAA